GTATCTCTATCTATTACTTCTTTGCTTTTTATTTTCATATTAATATCCTTATCATTATTAAAACTTATCAGGGGTGTGCTGGCAAGGAAAAAGAGAGTATTCTCTGGTACAAAAACCTTGCCAAGCACTGTATACAATGACTCTCTTTTTTTAGTTAGCCCAGGGAAGTATAATCTCTGGTGCTTTTATAGTGTAGTTGAATGATATGGTATCTTGCTGTACTTTTCCAGTCAAGATATCATCGACTCTTTTTATCATATCCTCTACACTTTTTCTCTCTGATATGTCTTCTGCTTGTTTGATAGTATCTTTAATAATACTATCTGTTACTGCTATTTCTTGTTCAGAGAGTGTTGGTAATTCATAATCGGACCTTGTTTCTTTCTTAGGCAATGGTCCCGTAGTATTTTGTATGATTTCTGGTTTATATGTAGTCACTACCCAACCCATATAAATAAGAATTAGCATAAAACTAATTCCTACTATTGCTATTGCTTTATTCATTATTTTCCTCTTGTTTTTTAATAAAGAATTGTTTCCAAGTATGTTCTATATATTCATCAATTTCATTATCAAAGTGACCAATATGTTCGCCTTGTTCAGCAATTAAATAACCCATACCAAACCCTTCTTTATATGCTTCATAATATTTTGTAAAGTATTCTTTATCTTTATTGATATTTTCTAATACTTCAATAGTTTGTCGTCTTTCTTCTTCTTTAAGCTCTTTTGCCATTTTTAATGTTGTCATTATTTCTCCTTTTTTTTGTGCGTGAATATACAAAATATAACAAACTACTACAATAGTATTTCAGGTTTCATTCTTTGAAATCCCTATCGTAGTAGCTGTTATTTGCCTCTTGTAATCAATTGTAGAATGCTGATTGACTACCGCTTGTTGTAGATAACATATCATACCTGCGATAATCATTCATCAGATTCTTTACTTCTTGTAATGATTGACATTCATCTAATGCAAACAATGCTCTGGTCTTTAACTTACCAAACTCAAACATCTTGCTACCGAATGCAACATTCCATCTTTTATTTAACTCACATATTAAGTGATATCTCATACTTTTCATATCAGGTTCCTTTTTTATTTATTAATAAATTCTTTGATAGTAGGCGAAACTTGTTCGTCTTACATTTTTTTACTTGTATGGTATATAAAGGAATGTGCACTGACATAAGCCAATGCACACACCAATACGAACTGATAGACTAGTTATTAGCAACAATAGGTATTGCTATCATAGTAGCGTTCTGTTTACCAAAGTTCTTAACTTCACGCTGTCTATCAGTGTCAAGTCTTAACCCTTTGGCTGATAGGAACATTCCGTCTTTAACACTATCAGTTAATTCATCTATTGAGGACAGAAATACAGTATCGTTTCTATCTACTCTTGCACCATTGTGAGAGAAGTAGTTAGCTGTTTCATTAGTCTTATTATCTTTATTGTATTTCTGTCTTTTTAAAGCATATAATATCATAGTATTATTCCTTTTATTTGTTAATATTCTATGATAGTAGGCGATAACTATCCCGACTTGACTATAAGGAAGGATATCAACGAAAATATGAAATTTCAACGAAATAACAAATGTCAACCAAGATAGAAGGCGGGGTAGTTATACTATATATTACGCACACACATTCTAACCCAATTTTTTTTTTGGTATTTTTTTTATCTGGACTTCAATACCATTTGTTGTGTAAATTAACGTATGAAGCGTAAAAAACGATATCTAGAGAAATTTGATAAAAAAACAGGTAAATGGATACAGGTACCATTATCTGAAGCAAATGAAGAAGCGGTACGTATTTACGATATGATGGAATCTGAATTAGAAATAACAGCTAAAATAGAAGCAATGAAACTAGGGGTGTACGTAATTAAAGAGAAAAATTAGTCTATTAGCTTATTAATTAGCTAATTTAAATACGTTTATGTATAAACTACGAATATATTAGCGATTAATTATCTTATTTATACCCTACATTAGGAGTGATATGAAAAAAGCAAAGAAAAAGTTAACATACAAGCAAATGGTAGATATTATGGCAGGGATGGATAGAACCATTCAACAGCAACAAATGCTGCTTTTCAACATAGATAAGCTATTACAAGAGTATATTGACTATAAAGAGGAAACTGATTCCTTTAAAAAATTTTTAGAAAAAAAATATGATAACAATAACAAAGAAGCTGAAGAGGAATAACTTCCAACCTCAAACATTTCGGGTCTATACTAAGGCAGAAGCTAAAGAACAAGGCTTGAAATGGAAACATTGGGGAGAAGCACAGGAGGGTCAGTACGGTATATCTGACGATGGATACGTTGCAGAGTGCATATATCGTAAGGAATATGGTGATAAAGTAGAATATACCTACCCATATGGTAGACAATGGCTAACTGCGTGGGGTAAACTAGAGTTTGAACCGCATTGGAGGTCTAATAACTTTAGTACGGTGTCTACAAAAAGCTATAATGACCTGGAAGTACAAAAGAAAGGTGCTGATTTAGCTATGGATGCGTATATAACGTACAAAATGGCAGGTTTATCGCCAGATTGGGAGAAAATAGGTAGATTATATAGGCCTGACCAAGATAATCCCGTTATTGCAGCAAAAAGATTATTTAAAACAAAGCAGGTAAAGAAGATGATACAGGATAAATTGAAAGAAGTCTTAACAGACAAGAACATCGATGAAGGATTTGTACTAGATGTAATAAAAGATGCTATTGAAGTAGCTAAGGTAAAGGAAGACTCTGGTAATATGATACGAGCAGCTAAAGAGTTGTCAGAGTTTCTAGATATGAAACCTAAGACGAAACAGGTTACAGAATCCTTGGAGATGGATATGTCGCATCAGATTGCAGATAGTTATGAAAAACAGACTAAGAAACTAAAAGCAACACAAACGAGACAAATAGATGAAGAAAACAATCATTATATCGGGCAAGAAGACGAATCTTGACGAGCTACTAGCAGTATTGGAAGATGTAGCAGAAGATTTTAAAGTGACGATAGTTATAAAAAATGGATAAGAAAAAGATATTATTAGAAATGCAACAGGATATGTTGCTATTTGGGCGTATGGTGATGCCTAATATGTTTAGTAGTGAATCACCTCCCTTTCACTATGACCTGACTAAGGAACTGCTCAACGATGATGAGAAACAAATAAACATCATTGCTCCTAGAGGTCATGCAAAAAGTTCGGTAGCGGCTGGGATATTTCCTTTGTTTCATTTGATGTTCACTCCTGGTGTGAAGGTAATCGTACTGGTTTCCCGAACACAATCCCACGCTACCAAACTTTTAGGTACTATCAAAGATGTATTGGACTATTCACAAGAGTTCCGATACTTTTTTGGGTACTGGGGTATGCAATCTGCTAGAAAGTGGACTAATACCGAAGTAGAACTAAAAGACGGCAGTTTAATTGTATGTAAGGGTACTGGACAACAGATACGTGGTATTAAGCACGGAAATCAACGACCTACTCTGTTAATACTTGATGACCCTGAAGATGAGAATAATACCAAGACCGCTGAAGCAATGGAGTATAATCTGCGTTGGTTATTACAATCTGGTGTTCCATCGGTTGACCCGCTTACGGGTAGGATTGTGGTGATTGGTACTCCCCAACACGAACGTTGTTTGGTAGAAACCTTAAAAGAGATGAAAGGTTGGAATACCAAAGAGTATAGACCTATCCTAGAAGAAGATTATAGTTTATGGCCAGAGGTATGGCCTGTAGAGAAATTAAAGCAAAAGAAAGAAGAATTAGAGAGTATTAACCGATTATCGGTGTTTTATAGAGAATACCTATGTCAAATTGTAGGTGATGAAGATAATTTATTTAGAAAAGATGACGTTCAGTACTATGATGGATACATTGAACAAAGTGAGCAAGGGTTGTCGACCCTCGTTCTGACGAACCTGAATGGTGAGGAAGTAAACGAGAGGAGACCTGTAAACGTGTTTACTGGTATCGACCCTGCATCTAGTACGAAGAAAGGAGCAGACTATAGTGTTATATTCAATATTGCTGTTGATGGTGATAATAATCGTTGGGTACTCCCGTATTACAGAAAAAGAGCGACTCCCTTAGATTTAGCTGATTCCATTATCAATAACTTTAAAAATTACAAAAGTGCTAAAACAAGGATTGAATCTGTTGGATATCAGGAAATGTTGAGACAATACATTAAAGAAAAAGCAGAAGAACTAGGAATGTTTATTCCTGGACTTGAAATAAAAGAAAACCCTAGAACTAGCAAATCGTATCGATTAGAGAGCTTACAACCATTGTTTGCTAATAAAAAAGTGTATATACAAAAAAATATGCAAGCATTTATAGATGAACTAACATTATATCCTCGTGGTAAGCACGATGACTTGTTAGATGGATTCTTTTATGCAAACAAGAATTGTTATAGACCTACCCATGATTCTACCACAGAAATGCAAGAAGACCCCTGGTATAAAAGGAAATCAACTAAAAGTTGGAAATTATTGTAGATTTCTCTTGACAATAATGAAATAATTCCCGTAATTTCGCTATAGTACATTTATGGAAAAAAGCAAGTATTATTTAGACTTTGATGAATTTATTTCAAAACTAGATAGTTTAGATAAGGTAGAGATACCAAAGGGATATATAGCGATAGATGCCAAAAAAGATACAAAAAAGAGTACAAAGCACAAGAACTCAAAGTCAAGATGACTTAAAGTTTGTTTTTGATTATGAGACTGGTGATGTAAACCAGGTAGAAATAGACGAAGAAGTACAACTAACTAGAGAGCTATTTCACGATTATAAAAGTGCTAGAGAGTTATGGGCACAAAAATTTCAAGAATCTGTAGAGTTTAGAGCAGGTGCACAATGGACTAATGAAGAACGTGACGTACTAGAAGCACGTGGTCAAGCACCAATCGTAGTAAATAGAATACATCCTATTGTAGAAACTGCTAAATCCCTCCTTACATACAACTCACCTCAGTTTCGTTCTACTGGTCGTGAAGACTCGGATAGAGAAACAGCAAAGGTCTTTTCAGACTTGTTTCAGTATATATGGCAAATATCTGCTGGAGACGAAGAATTAAAACAAGCTATTGACGATTACTATGTTGGTGGTATGGGAGTTCTTCAAGTATACCAAGACCCTGATGCTGATATGGGTAAAGGTGAAGTGTATATCAAGTCTATCAATCCATTAGATGTGTACATAGACCCTAATGCAAAGAATGTATATGCCAAAGATGCTGCAAATATTTTAGTAACAACCTATATGACTGATGAGCAAGCAATGCAAATATATCCAGAGTTTTATGATATTATTG